GCCATGATGAAGGCGTCCGCCAGGTTGGGGGACGGGATAGGCCCACCCTCACGCTTAGGGTTGGCCAGGTCTTTCTTGCTCTCGACTTTCACCCGGCCAAGGTTGTCGTAGTCGCGCTTTGGCGTGGCCAATTCGTCGATCAGCTGGTCGAGATTTGGCATGGCACTGTCGATGAAGATCATCTCGTCCACGTCGAACTGGTGACCGTTCTTCACGGCGTTGAAGGTATTGCGCAGACGGTCAGCGACCAACCACCAGGCTTGGGCCTTGATGTTGGCGAACATGTCCTTGTTCTTCGTGCCGTGCGAGTAGATCGCCTCGGGTTTCCAGATCGCCCCGCCAGCGTTGAACTTCGAATGGAGCACCGAGGCCCCATCCTTGCGCGCGGCGTTGAGCTCGTTGAACTTGGCGCCACACCCTGCGCCGACCCCGATGGAGTCGTAGGTGACCATTGCGCCACGTCGGCGGGCCTCATCCCACACGCGAGTGGACGACTGAAGAAGTTCGTCCTCGCCGCCTTTCCACTGGTCCGACCAGCAAGCCAGCGAGCCGTGAGCAAACACCTGGGCGCATTTGTCGGAACCGCTGTCCGCCACGTCGAAACCGATTCGCTTCGATCCGGCCGGGGTGATGCCGAGGGTCTTGTGCGCATCGAGCGCGGCCAGGAGCCAAGAGCGCTTGATGATCGTCGAATCGTCATCATCCCTGGGAATGCCAAGGTAGATGTGCCCGAAATCGTCCTCATCATCCAGCCGGGCGGCCTCGATGATCGCCAGGGCGGTGTCACTGAGGAAGCCGTTCTCGTCGAAGTTGATCTTCCGAACGATGGTCCCGGGCGGAGGGTTCACCACGAATCGCTTGAAGACGAAGTCCGTCGCCAGCTTCGGGTTGAAGGTGATCCAGACCTGGGAGTGGGCTTTCCGGATCGTCGGCTCCAGGATCTCCCATTGTTCCTTGGTGAGGTTGTGGGCCTCTTCGATCCAGAGAACGTCGATCCCCTCGAGCGACTTGATCTCGTCGATGTGCCGCCAGAGCCCGTAGAACAGAAACTCGCTGCCGGTCCGGCGATTGAGGATCTTCGTGTCGAGGATGCGGAACCGGCTGTTTAAGCCGAAACGCTCGATCTGCCCCTTCAGCAGGGAGTAGACCGACTCTTCGATCTTGTTCTGGAACTGACGGGCGCACAGGAAGCGGAGCTTGTAGGTGTTCGTCAGGTAGGTGGCAAACCCTGCGGCGTCCCATGACTTCGACGACATCCGGCCGCCGTACAGGATGCGGTTGCGGATCGGGTTGCCGTCCTTGTCTTCCCGCGCCGTCCAGAACTCCCGAAGCGCCGGGTTAAGCGTTGGACGGTTCTCCATAGAAATGCCCCAGGCCCGAGGGGACCTTATCTTCCTCTTCTGGCGCCTGGTCCATTCCGTAGGCTTGACGCTCGAGCAGGATCAAATGCTTCAGCGTCTCGGCCAGTTCTTTCATCGTCTTGGTGCGTGTCGGCAGCGAGGACATCTTGGTGGCGAGCTCAAGCATCGCCGTGTCGACGTCTTCGCCCTCCTTCAACTGATCAATCAGCTCGCGAAGGGTGCCGCGCTCGTCAGTGATGTCCTCGAGCTCATCCATCAGCTTGTTCGCCAGCTCGCGTGATCGACCGATGTCAGATCGGTGCGCGATGCGGATGTCTGCGATGACTTTGGCGTTGGCATCGACGATGGCGCGCTCGGTTAACGCCTTTTCCGTGTTAACCGAGGTGTTAACCACCTGCGTGTTAACCAGTGAATCGGCCTTCTCCTTGATCTTCCCGGCAAGGTTACGAGTCCAGTCGTCACGCTTGGCGCGCTTATGGATCGCGACATGGGAAACGCCACATGCGGAAGCGATCTCACGAACCGAAAGCACGCCAGCCCGGTAGAGCTGTTCGATCCGCTCCCAGTCGGTTGGCTTCTTGTCAGTCGTCATCGTCTTACCTTGCGCCTATCCACCCCGTCCCACCGCCAATCGCTCTGGAAGATCTCCCGGCGATGCGCCCAGGCGTAGAGAACGATCCCGAAGTGCAGCAACACGGATGCCGGGCTCGATTGATGGGTTTCCATCAGTTCGATGAGGAGGCCGAACGCTCCCAGCGCAACGCAGTAGAACGACAGCGCGAGCATCGGCGAATGCATGGCGTCAATGGCGCGCAGGAATTCCAAAGCGGCGAGCACGACCAGGATGCAGATGACGGCATCCATGACGGCGAAGATGTAACCGATCATTGGGGAGCCCCCCACGTGGCAACACGTCCAGCCAGAAGCTTCAAGCCCGGGACGATGTTCATGGCAGTCAGGCCGATGGCGAAGGCGATGCCGCCAACGAGGGAATCCACCGGGAGGTCGAAGTGCTTCCCAATCCAGATGGAGAGCGGCCAGGACCAATAGGTCGACGAGCAGAACCCGACAATCACTGCGAAGGCGGCCTGCCCGCGCGAAAGGTTCTTCAGGAACCCGAGGGAGCAGACGGCACCCAGGAAGCTCGCCAGGTACACGCCATATTTGGCCAGCAGCGCACCGCCGGCGGTCGATGCTGGTTCCATCGGGTACTCCAGGAATAAAACGCCGGCTGTCCACCGGCAGAGTGCGCTGGGGAGCGCAGAAAGGATCAGTCGCCCATGACCTTGATCGGCAGGAACGGGAACCTGCTCCGGGCCTCTTGGTAGTCATCGGGGTGGAGAAAGATGCGCTCGATCTTGATGCCGCGGCGTTGCGCCTCGTAGTACCAGCGCTTGATCCGGCATTCGAGAGGCATCCTGGCTCCGGAAACAACAAAGCCCAGCACGATGGCTGGGCTCTGAGGTGACAATTTCTAGGATGTGCTTAAGGTATCTTCTTGCGCACTTTCCCATAATTAGGCAAAGAATAGCCACTTTTGTTCGGCATGGCAAGAACATCCCCCAATTTCAGGCGCATTCTTGCATATCCATGCCGAGAGAGATTTTCCGCAAGACTCATGACGGCTTCAGCCTTGAACCACTCTCCCCGCACGTGATGATCCTGAAGCTCGCGATGAACATGCTGCTCGGAGATTCTGCTACCGGCGAACACTGCATAGATGAAAAGCTCTTCGGGGCTGCTCACTTGCATTCCGGATAGCCGCTTTCCAAGGTTCGACGCATAGCCAACCTTCATAGCATCGGAGTTGCGCATTCCGATCATGTAGACGACATCCTTACCTTCCCACCCTGGAGGAACCGGCTTTGGCTTCGGCTGATGCGCAGAGCAAAAGTCAGTTCCCTTCACGACATCCCGAATGCATTGAGAGCGTCTGCAGATTTTCGGAAGGTAGTTAGTTTCCATGAAGACCATTTTCTGGGTTTGAGTCATGCTGCATCACTCAGCTGGGCGCGTAGACGAGACAGGGCGGAGGACTCAACCGCCCACAAGTGCTGTTCTTTCTTTGCTGCGTAGTCTTTCCAGGAGTCATGCCATGTAGTGGGTGGTATCCGGGCCATAGCAGCTCGCTGACGCTCCGAAATTTCTCCCTGGCCAGTTCCTTCGCACCTCTCGCATTTTCGTGCGGAATCCTCAATTGACTTGCCTTTTGTGCGCGGGAAGATCAGGCCGCGGCCCTGGCATTGATTGCAGTGAGCGGGATGGATGACAGGGAAAATGCAAGCCAAAGCAATCCCCCTTGCTTTCTCGTAATCGCACCCGCGTTCATGGGAAATCTCCTGCGCAAGCTCTCTCCAAAGAAGCTGGCTTGCTGCATTGTCATCCGCATATTTGGCGAGCACCAGAAGGTAGCCATGCCGATGTGTGCCAGCTAAAGCACCGGCCACATCCTGTGATGTGAGAACGGGGGATCCGCCAAACCCAACCCCATCGATCTGGCGCATTTTCGCGGTCAGTCTCGAAATCCACTCTGCACTCATACAGCCTCCGTCTTGCTTGCCCCACAACGTGCACAGCGGCACACCTGCAGCTTCTCCCCATCACTCCACCAGGAGGTCACCGGCTTCCACTGGCATCCGAAGATCAAGCAACGCAGCTTCATGC